CATCATGTTACTCCTTTTCGTACATTACAGTGTCTGTATCACCTAATGCCCATTTTGGATTTTGTTCAACAACATATTTCTTTGTGCATACTTTAAAATCAGGAAATTTCAACTGTTTAGGATTGCTTGCTGCATCTAAAAACAAACAACGGTTGTTTGGCTGTGCAGCATATTGTCCATTATCTAGTTCGATAAAATTAAAACTTTTATGGTCTTCTGGCCATTCAGCATAACTTGTGTCAATGACATTCAAATCTGGCGCTGAGTGATCAACCGTGAACAAATAATTACCTTGATAAAACTGTTTATCTTTGGCATAAAATTTTGCAGATAGATTACGTAAAAAAGCTTTTTGTATCACTGTAAAATCATAACTGAAACAATCCCATATTTGCAATGTATCTAAAGGTAAAAACTTCTTAGGGTCAAGATTCTCTGAGCGTGATACAAACGCATGGAGAGGTAGTTTGTCATAAACTGCGCCATAGTTTGGTAAGTAACTTTCTATTCTAAATGCTTGACCACGAATACTTTTAATTGATACCCATATGCAAGGCTCATATTCTCCGTGACCTTTTTGAAAATCATAAAGAAATTCTTTACGAATGTAACAGTGTACTGGTGGTATGTTTGCGACTAAATGTGCCATTTTTTCTCGTGTAAGTGAAATTTCATTCCGACGTATGTGCCACAAAATGCTCCTAGTATTGCAGGTATAATCATCATGTTATTGCTGGTGTAATTGATGATTGCTACACCACCAAGAAATGTTATGAGTGATGCCCATATACTCGATGCAAGAGGTCTATCATTCTGAACAGATTTGAGTAATTGTGTGTATACGATGTCCGTAACAAACATACTTAGAAATGTAAAAATGTAAGCCCACATATTATTTCTTTGGCTCACATGTTCTTGTTCGTTGAATTGTGCCGTCTGATTGACGTTCTTCTTTCCAATCAGAACAAATTTGTGTTTCTGTTTTCTCTGGCATAATTTTATCAACGGTCCAGTTTGCAGTCATCCAACCTATTGCTGAAAAAAAGCCCCACACTAATATTTCACCTATCATATTATTTCTCCAACAATCTGTCAACAAATTCTTTTAATAGACTGTGGTGTTGATTGTTATTCCAATGTCTATGTAAGTATGGTTTACTATACCAATATTCTTCAGCTTCTAAATGCGGACCAATCAAACCTACACGTCCTTGTATAATTGCTGCCGCATCACCATTTGCGTATCTTGCGACAACATCGTAGTATTCTGGATTTCCGATAAACGCAGGTCCATCGTAAAAGAAGAATCTGTCTGTTTTGCCATTCCAGTTACATTCCACTGCTTTTGAGTATGAACGTCTTGTGCATGTGTTGGGTCTTTTAATATATTGGACGGGTTGTGCTCCGTACAAAAAATTAAAGTAATCAGGCCCAGCCCAATAGGCACCCATACAGATACCAAGATATCTTCCACCATTTTTGATGTAGTTGGCGATAAGATGCCCATGAGACTTGAAATATGTGTCATAAGCATCACTATCACCGACACCGCCAGGAAAACATACGAGGTCCACAGAATTAAAAAAGTCGTCTTCGATTTCATGTTTAGTAAATAATTTATATGTGTAATCATCACCAAGGGCTTTGATTACACCATTACACGACTGCACTGAACATTTAGGATGTTGAACAAACAAAGCAATTGTTTTGCTCATGATTCACGCATTATCCTTCACATGCAATACAAACATCTTCATTCACCAATTGCTTCAAATCAATTTCTTGAATGATTTCACGTTCAATCTTTTTAGATACCTTGTCTGCTTTTGCAAGCTTCTCACTACGGCAATAGTAAAGTGTTTTGAGTCCTTGCTTCCATGCTTGAAAGTGTACAGCATGAAGATACTTTACATTTACATCAGGTCTAAAAAAGATGTTAATGGATTGCGCTTGGTCAATGTAATTTTGTCTGTTAGCTGCGTGGTCCACAACCCATCGTTGGTCAATTTCCATACCAGTTTTGTAGACATCTTTGGTCCATTCATCCAAGAATTCCAAATGCTGGACGGAACCGTCGTTTGCAATAATAGATGACCAGATTTCTTGATAATCCAATGATTTGTCTGCATCACATTTCTCCTTGATAATTTTATCTAAGAATTTGTTTTTGTTTAGATAGGCTCCAGAAAGAGTATCTTGTCTATAGGCATTGGCACGATAAGGCTCAACAGAAGGGCTAGTATTCCCCATGATAATAGAGCTAGAAGCATTAGGAGCAATGGCCATAAGATGGCTGAAACGTAAACCGGTGCCTCTAGCATCCGGTGCTTCACCTCGTTCAGAACCCAACTGCAAATTCGCTTCATCTAATTTCTCTCTAATGTGTTTAAAAATTTTATTGTTTGCACTTGTTGCTAACGCCGATTCAAATGGTATATTATTTTTTTGTAGATAAGCATGGAAACCAAGAGCCCCCACACCAATGCTGCGCTCTTGGATAGCAGAGAACCTGGCTCGGCTAATAGCATCAGGAGCATTGTCAATAAAGTGCTGAAGTACGTTATCAAGCATCTCCGCCATGTCCCGAAGAAAAAGTTTGTCATCTTTCCATTCATCATAATACTCCAAATTGACAGACGAAAGACAACACACCGCTGTTCTCTCTTTGTCTGTAGGTAAAATAATTTCACTGCATAGATTTGATTGTTTGATGCTCAGACCTTTTTTCTTTTGAAATTCTGGCATCATACGATTACTTGTATCAATAAAGTGGATGTATGGTTCACCAGTCAACATTCTTGTCTCAAGAATACGTTGCCACAATTCACGTGCAGATATTTTATCTCTCACTTCACCGGAGTGTGGGTCTTTCAATTCCCACGTATCATCTACAAGTGGGTCAAGCATTGCTTTTTCAATCAAATGCATAAAATCATCTGTGATATTAATTCCATGATGTAAATTCAGACAACGCATATTCTGGTCGCCTGTCGGCTTACGCATTTCTAAAAATATAAGAATATCAGGATGGCTGATATCAAGATAAGCGGCATAAGAACCACGACGAGTCCTGCCCTGTCTATAAGCCAAAGAAGATGCATCATAGGTACGCAAGTGAGGCATAATACCAACAGACTTATCATCAGCAGAACGAATACCAAGACCAATTCCAACTCCTCCTCCTAACATTGATAACCAATTTACCTCTGCCAGCGTATTGACAAGACCTTCTGCACTATCATCAAGATAGGGGAGAAAACAACTAATAGGCAAGCCACGCTTACTACGGCCAAAAGACAAGATAGGAGTAGAATAAGAAAGCCAATGCTTACTACTGTAATCATACAACCTCTGAGCATGAGCATCATTACTTGCAAAGGCAGCGGATACGAATGCAAATCTTTCTTGAGGACTTGATTCAGTCTCTCGCATATATGATTCTTTAAGTCTTTTGGTTCCGAGTTCATCGAATAATTTATCTCTCTCTAGGTCTATTTTAACACTGCTGACATCTACCATTTCTTCTCCGTTATTGTTGTTCTATTGCTGCTACTACGTTTGGAAACTTTTCTTTAATAATCTTCCAACATTCTTTTGCTACTTCCATGTGTTCTTTTTGTGTACCATTTGCCATACGTAACTCACAGTAGTGAATCCATGAACGTAATGTACCATTCATGTACATGCGTGACTGCGTGTTACCTTCAGGTAAAACTGCACGTGCTTGTTCTTTTGCAATGCCATTCTCAATCGCCCACTCATATGCATATTTTGCTCCTGAGATGACATTCATCTGTTTGACCATCCACTCAGATTTTAATTTATTATCTTCAGTCTCAACACTATTTTGACGATTCTTTGTATCTTGTAATCTAGCTTCACGCAAATCAAAACCCAAATCTTTTATAGGGTCAGCATATCGTTGACTGAATTCTTGGAAGGAAAAACTCCTATGCCGCAAAATCTGTCTTGCGATATCTCTTGTTGTACTTATTTCCATAACAACGTTGACCATTTCAAATGGTGACCAATGTTGATTTTTGATAAGATAACGAATAAGTTTCTCATCACCTCGTGTCATATCTTGATTACTAGGATTAGACACACGTGCCATATACACAATCATATCTTCAGCAGAATTGTGACCTGCAAATGGTGCTGTTACACCAATTAATTTCACGTTCATAATTTCTTCCAAAATGTAAATTTAGCTATTGCTTCCAAACCATAAAATGTATTACTATCTATAATCCTTTGAATTTCGCTGGCCGAAAAACCATTCAATATCATCTCATTGATGTCTTTGCCTTCTATCTCATCAGGCCAAATTACGACATTATGATTCGATTTGATTGCATTTTCAATCAACTTACATACTTCTTTATTGCGTGGTTCATTGTCAAAAACAAGCGTAATATTTTTTGCTTGAATATTTTTCACCGTTAAAGCAAGATTTGCATCACCACTTGCTACACAATTATTCAGAAACAAAGAATCAAGTGGACCCTCAACAAGATAAACACGTTTAGTTAAATCAACTCTATCTATGCCAAAGATTAATTTGTTTGTCGATTCATTTGTACGCAATGTAACATAACGTAGTGTGCGGTCACTTGTTTCTAATGCACGACCAGATACTGCAATTAATTCATTTTGATAATTGAAGTATGGAATAACCAATCGTGCATCTTCAACTAAATTTTTATCGTGATTGGGAATTAGCGCATCACAAAATGCTTTGTAGTTTGAAGTAAACAACAGCTTATCATAATGTTCTTCAGGAATCAGTCGATTTTCTACATAAGTTAGACAAAAATGTCCACTCTGTAAATCGTTGAGCCGGGTCCCATGTTCAAATATGTTGCGCTTTTTGATGTGACCAAATTTGGGTGGGTTGGTGATGATTCTTGGTGGTACACTACTCGTTCTGTGATGCGTGTTGGAGGTTGCTCCTGATTTGTATTTCTCGAATACATACTCATCATGTATTGTTGGGTCGATATGTTTGAGTAAATTGGCGACATTTGTTCCTACTCCGCAGTTGTGACAACGATAGAATAAATCATTACCCTTGGCAAAAACATAGCCTCGGGCTTTGAGTAAGTTTGTTTTAGAATCGCCACAATAAGGACATGAGAAATTCCAGAGATTATCATTCTTCTGCTTGAAGTTACGCAAGCGGGAAGAAATGAGTCTTATGTATTTTGTATCAGTATAGAGTGCCATGTAATCATTATATCAATACTCCTCAAAGAAGTCAATTAATTTAAAAACTTTGCCAAATACTCTAATTTAACATTTGAAATAATCCATGCTAATACAACAACACCACCGGCAATCATCCAACGCCACTGAAGCATGGACTTCATGTCATCATCTTCTTTTTGATTGTGTTCGGTAATGTGATCACGCAAAGATTTTATTTCATCCATAATTCTACGCTCGGTAAGTTCAATCTTATCAGAAAGATTTCTATCCGTCGTGGTAATTCTAGAATGAAGTTCTTTAATATCACCCACAGTGTCCTCTTTTCGTTTGTCCATATCTTTGTATATTTGATTGACCATGTTCGTGTTATTGTCTGCAAGCTTTTCAATAACACGGTCCATTTTTTCACAAAGTTCGGCAATGGTATTTACCTTTTCTTTGAGGACTCCAACTTCTACCTTTAAAGCTACTTCTCCGTCCATTTTACTTCTTCTCAGGAATCTTTGTGCCTTCTAACTTCTTATGGACTTTGATAGTTTTGCACACTTCTTTTTCTTTTTTGGTTTTGTTATCAAACTCTTTGACACACACTTTCTTTTCTTCAGCAGCAAATGCGGCCTTTGAAAGTGGTACAAAAAGCAGTGCTAGAATCATCGATATCAATGCAATTTCTTTTTTCATTTCTTTTCCTTTGTAACGAATTTTTCGGATGCGGTAAAGCCTAATCCACCTAGCACAACATACATGATAGCATCAAGTGTTTGTGGATTCAATCTTTTTTCAAAAAATAATTCTGAAATTACACCAGTAGCAAGCAGCAAGAACGCAAGAAAGGTAATTACTCTCTTGCTGCTTGGATTACTTTCACCTTCTCCAGATAATGTTTTGGTTAGAAAGTTTATCATTTTTCTGGATGTTCAGGTTGTGCTGGTGCTGGTTTACCACCAAAGCCAGATACTTCTGCTGCAACAAATGATGCCACTGGCTCAAACGATGTTGATGCTACTGAACCAAATCCTCCACTTAGACCGACTGGTACCGAAGCTGATACTGAAGATACAGGTGGTGGTGGCGGTGGTGTGTAAGGTTTGTTTGCAGCATCAAGTGCTTTTCCTCTCAACTCTTTGTCATCACCTGCCAACATAATACCCGACAGT